GGGTGCGGCTGGTGATGCTGCACAACCTGCACGAGACCATTTCACTGCTGACCGAAACCCACAAGGCTGGGCGCATTGAGGCGCCGGCTGTCGTGGCTGCGGTCGATGCCATCCTGAACAAGTCGGCACGCCCGACGCAGGTGCCGCTGGTCTCTCTGGGCCAAGGCGACTACCGCCGCGACTACTTCGAGGCTGAGGTGGTCAAGACAGAGGTGAAGAAGACCGAGGGTCGCAACTGGCTGCGCGAGCTGTGCGCTCGGATTGGGGGCACCCGATGAGCCAGCAGGAAGTAGCCGAGCTCCTCGGCTGCGATCGCACGACCGTCGCCTACCACGAGAAGAAGGCGCTGCAGAAGATCCGCATCGCTGTCAAGCTCGACCGGGAACTGGCCGCGCTGGTGAAGGAGGCTCTCGATGAGAATTGAGCAGCTCCTGCCGAACCGCATAGTCGAGGACATGCCGGCGGCGGTCTATCACGCCGTGGACGCGCTGGGCTCAAGCACGCTGCGCAAGGTGCTGTCGGCGTCCCCCGCTCACGCGATGGCTGCCATCCGCAACCGCGAGGAGACCGCCAGCCAGCGGCTAGGGACGGCCCTGCATGCTGCGCTGCTGGAGCCGGCGAAGTTCGAGGCCCAGATCGCGATCGCGCCCGAGTGCGACCGCCGCACGAAGGACGGGAAGGCTGTCTGGGAGGCGTTCCAGCTGCAGGCCGAAGGCCGCACGGTGATCACCGCCGACCAGGGCGAAAGTCTGGCCGGCATGGTCGAGGCGGTGAAGGCATCGAAGGCAGCCGCCGGGCTGCTGCGGATGGCGAACGTGCGCGAGGTGTCTGTCTTCGCCACCGACCCGCTGATCGGGCTGCCGATCAAGGCACGCCTGGACGCATGGGCGCCCGGAGACCGCGGCGAGTTCATTGTGGACGTCAAGACCACGAGCGGGCTGGCGTCGCGCAGCGAGTTCGAGCGCACGCTCGCGTCCTACGGCTACGGGGCGCAGGCCGCGTTCTACATGCGCGTAGCGCGTGCTGCCGGGCTGAAGGTGTCGGAGTTCATCTTCATCGCAGTCGAGACCAGCGACCCCTACGGCGTCGGCTGCTACGCGCTCGACGAGGAGATCGTCGCGCTGTTCGAGCCCGAGGTCGATCGTGCGATCGAGGCGTGGGCCGTGGCTAAGCGTGGTGGTGTGTTCCGCGCGTACCCCGACGAGGTGCAGAAGCTGGGCGCGCCGAAGTGGCTGCGCCGTCAACTTGAGGAAGGGGTGGCAGCATGAGCCTGGCAACGATCGACACCGAGACGCGCGCGCTGCTGGAGTACGCGATCCCGCGCGGCACGGACATGGACAAGCTCGCGATGCTGCAACTGATGCGCAGCATGGACCTGAACCCGCTGCGCAAGGAGGTCTACGCGATCCCATACCAGGGGCGGCTGCAGATCGTGATCGGCGTGGATGGCTGGCGCAAGGCCGCGCACGCGACCGGGCGCTACCTGAGCGGCGAAGCGCTCTACGGCGAGGACGAGTGCGGCGTGTTCTGTACTTACACCGTGCTCACGACTGGCGGCGGGCGATTCTCTGCGACCTGTTGGATGAGTGAGTTCAAGGGCGGCAGCCCGCTGTGGAACCGGATGCCGCGCCACATGCTCGCCGTGAAGGCCGAGGTGCACGCCCTGAAGCGCGCGTTCGGCTTGGCTGGACCCACCGAGTGGGATCACGACGAAGGCCGCGAGACCATCGTGGCCGAGCCCCTGCGCGCTGCGCAGGATGACCGGCTTGCCGCGATGAATCGGCTCTTGACATCCAGCGCGGACCTCCCGACGGAGGTGTCCGCGGTGGCTCCCCAGGCAGCGCCGGCGGTGGAGCAGCCGCCGGCGCCTGCTGTGGAGCCGCTCGAAGTGCTGGCCGAGCAGGTCGCCGCACTGGCGCGCGCGTCTGGACAGAAGCGCACCGCGATGCAGGCGCTGGCAGCAGCGAAGAAGAAGGGCAAGGACGAAGCAGGCACCCGTGCGGTGCTTGAGGAGTGGCACGAGGCACTGAGCAACACCAACAACAAGGAGACCATGAAGTGAAGCTGATCTGGAATAGCGGCGAAGAGAAGGCACGCAAGGAACCCACAAACGTCTCGCAGGAAGTGCTGCCGGCTGGCGAGCACGAGGCCGAGGTCGTGAAGAGCGAGTCGCGGCAGAGCCCGTTCGACAACGTGAAGACGGCGCAGAACCCTGAAGGCTGGGAACTGAGCCTATGGCTGGACGTGCACGTCAACGGGAAGCGATTCCGCGTGTTCGATGGCATCCCAGCCACCCACACCGAGCGCATCACCACCGTGCTCGCCTCGGCCGGGCTCCCCGTTCCGTCTGCTGGCATGAAGGACTTCAACGAGGAAGTGCTGCTGGGCAGGACCGTGCGCATCCGCACCTACCTCAGCAAGACGACGGGCAAGGCGAAGGTGGGCGACTACCTCGCGCCGAAGGCCGTGATCGAAGGCAAGAAGGCCGGACCCGGCAAGGTGAAGGTCGATGCAAGCGACATCCCGTTCTAAATCCCCGGAAGGCCGGGGCGGTGGCGCAAGCCCTGCCCTGGCTACTTCCCCAACCGTCGGAGAGATCACCACCTTCTGGCTGGGCTTTGCCCTGGGCGCGTTCGCGCCTGCGGCGTTCATCGTCGGTGCGTGGAGCAAGGAGGCACTGCTGTGGATGATTCCGTGACCTGCCCGCCGCGAGCGCGGCTACTGCTGAAGGCTGCCGACACCGTGGTCGAGCGTGGCCGCCACTACGGCCCGCCGCGCGAACACTTCGAGCGCACCGTGCGCGCGCTGCTCGCGCTGATGCCTGACCTGTTCGCTCGGACACCAGAGCCCGAGGACTGGGCAAAGATGATGATCATCGACAAGCTCGCGCGCGACGCCGAGGTGGCGAAGGAAGACAACGCCATCGACATCGCGGGCTATGCGGCGTGCATGCACGAGGTGCGGGCATGAGTGACACCATGCAGCTTCGACAGCAGGTGGCGGATTTGCAGGCCAAACTTGGCCGGATCATGGAGGGGCTAGAGGGCACCTGCATGACCTGCGAGCCAGTCGGGGTTCGCAATCAGCAGATGGAGCAACACATCAAGACTCTGCAAGCCGAGCGCGACGAGGCGAGGCGGGAAGTGTGTGCGTGGCAGGGCGCAACCTCCGCAAAATCATTCCGAGACATTGCGATCGTGCGCGGCTGGGACTGCTTTTCGGATCAAACTGCAGACACATCTGAACATCTGTAGCGGATTCGATCCGCGGGCAAGGACGCCATGACCACCACCGACACCGCAGCCGCAGCCATCGAGGCCGCGTACAGCCTGTTGGGCTTCATCTTCGACGCCGACGACCTCATCGAGTTCCGCACGCTCGGCAAGGTCGTCGGCTCGACCTGGGCGAAGCAGCGGGACGCCGCGCAGGCGATCGCCAAGCTCGCGACGCTGGGGCACGGCACGCAGGTCTACTTTGGAGCCAACCCGCGCAAGCGACGCGGCGGCAAGGCCGACGACGTGGGTTTGGCGAGGTGCCTGTTTGCAGACTTCGATGGCGGCACGACCGTCGAGCAGGCGCGCATTCGCTGGAGCGAGGCGTGCATCCCAGAGCCCACCGTGATCGTGATCACGGGCGGCGGCGTGCATGCGTGGTGGAGGCTGCAGGAGCCGATGGAAGACTTGGCCCTGTGGACGCAGCACCAGAAGGCGCTCGCCCGGCGGCTTGGGTCAGATCAGTCCGTGACCGACGCGCCGCGCATCATGCGCCTGCCGGGCTTCGTGAACTGGAAGTACGCGCACCAGCCGCTGTGCGTGGTCGAGAACTGCGACCCCGACAACGCCTACAGCCTGGACGAGTTCCCCGACCCGACGCAGTTTGTCGAGCCGGCGGCGGCACCCGTCGAGCCTGAGCCCGTCGCCGCTGGCACCCTGAGCGACCTGTCGCGGCGGTTCTTGGAGAGCGGCTACCTGATTCCCGGGCGAGGCCGGCGGGACACGATCTACACCGTGGCCTGCGACATGCGGGCGCGCCAGTGGCGCCAGGGCGACGCTGAGGCGGCGATCCTGAACCGCGCACGGGCGCTGGGCCTGACCGCCGACGACCTGCTCGACCTGCCGAGGCAGATCGGCAACGCCTTCGCGAAGGAGCGCACGCCGATCCTCGGGCGGGCTGAGGAGGCGCAGGTGGTGCCCCAGCATGGGCCGATCGTTCCGGTGCCGCTTGGGCAACTTGTTCAGCAGCACCAGAAGATGCGGCCCGTGGTGATCGAAGGACTTCTCCGCGAAGGTGAGGTCATGAACATCGTCAGCTCCCCGAAAATCGGGAAGTCTTGGCTCGTCAACGACCTTGCGATCTGTGTCGCCAGCGGCATGGATTGGCTGGACAAGTTCAGGGTGGTGCCTGGGCGCGTCCTGATCATCGACAACGAGCTGCACCCAGAGACCACCGCCAACCGCCTGCCGAAGGTCGTGAGCGCGAAGGAAATGAGCATGGACGTGGTGGGCAACAAGGTGGACGTGCTGAACCTGCGCGGGAAACTGATGAGCTTCGACGACCTTGAGCGGGAACTGATCAAGACCGACCTGATGAAGTCGGCCGGCTATCGGCTCGTGATCCTCGACGCCTTCTACCGTTTCAACATCGGGCCGAATGCCAACGAGAACGACAACGCCTACATGGCGAAGGTGTTCAATCAGATCGACAGCTGGGGTGCCGAGCTTGGGTGCGCCTTCGTCTGCGTGCACCACTCGTCCAAAGGAGACCAGAGTCAGAAATCGGTCGTGGACGTGGGATCTGGAGCCGGAGTGTTCAGCCGTGCGGTGGACGCCCACTTGGTCCTGCGGCGCCACGAGGAGGAGGGGCATGTGTCCGTGGACGCTGCGGTGCGATCGTTCCAGCAGTTCGATCCGTTCGTGCTCAGCTTCAACTGGCCCCTGTTCAAGGTCGCCGAGGGTCTCAACCCTGAAGCCCTGTACAAGGCCAACCAGCAGGCCGCGGAGCCGTTCCCGCCCACCGACATGGTGTCCTACTGCAAGCACGTTTGGGAGCCAGCAGCGACGATCGTGGAGCGCGCCAAGCAGGTCAACAAGGGCTTCGGAGAGAAGCGCCTGCGAGCCAGCCTCGACGGGGCAGTCGCCGACGGGCTGGTCGAAACCAACGGAGCCAAGACCGCCGGCCGTCGTTACCGCCGTCTTGGCCCCTGTCTCTGCTTCCCCCGTTGCCAAGATGAAAAGACCCCCGGCAGTGGTTGTCTTGTCTCTCCGCGCCCCCCTAAAGGGGTGCGCGAAGAGAAAGACAACACAGCCTCTGCCCTAGCCCAGCCATGACCCGCCCCCACCCTACCGCCGTCGTCCGCGCCCTGTGCTCGCTGGAGACGGGCAAGAGCCAGGGCAACGCCATGCGCTCGTGGCTGGCGAACCTGTCCCGCGACCGCGAGCAGCTCGTGATGGCCGTGTGGGTGATCGTGGTGGTCTGCGAGGCCGACCCCTGCGACGCCTGCCTGAGCCTCGGGCAGCGCGACTGCATGGTCTGCATGGCGCGCCTGAAGTCGAACCCGGTCGAGGACGAGAACCTGCTGGCGATGGTCGCCCTGGTCTACGACGCGCTCGGCGTGCCGCCGGGGGGTAGACGGTGAACGATCCCGTGAGACGATGCGCGCATGACCGAGACGCAGCTGCGCTGGGGACCGTGCGACGGCGATCGCCTGACCATCGAGGACGGCGTGCGGGAGGTGCGCGTGCCCGTGGTCTGCGGCGTGTGCCTAGACGAGCTACCAGCGAACCTCGGCCGCGACGTGTACACCGAGGCGATCTACCTGCCCGACGAGGCTGGAGTCTGGTGGTACGCGGGCCGGATGCGCTACAGCGATGCCGGCGGGAGCGCGTACTGGTCGCCCGCCTGAGCCCCCCGCCCTTGCGGAGCGCATTTCCCGTGGGAGAGTGTGCGCATGGGTAAAGCCAGCCGGCAGAAGGGGAAGCGCGGCGAGCGTGAAGCCGCTGCCCAACTTGCGCACCACTGGAACGCACTCGACGCCCGTCGCAGTGTCCAGTTTTGTGGTCGCTCGGGCGATGCCGACCTAAGCGGCGTTCCCGGCATCCACGTCGAGGTCAAGCGCTACGCCGCGATCAGCGCGCTGCGATTCTTGAAGCAGGCCGAGACCGACGCGACGCCTGGCACCGTGCCCGTCGTGGTGATGCGCGAGGACGCGGCGACCGAGTGGACCGTAATGCTGCGCGTATCTGACGCGCCCGAGTTCGCGCGCCGGCTCGTGCAGCTGCTAGGCGAGGCGACCGTGCCCGTGGAGGTGAAGCCGTGAAGCGACTCAGCGAACGCAAGCGCGTTGAAGATCCGCTTGCCAGCCACCACTGGCGCGAAGGCGCATCGCCGGGCTCGAAGTGGACCGTCGAGAAGATGGGTCGAAACATTCACCGCGTGACCATGCTGGCGGACACGCCGCATGCGTTCGAGTGGAACGGGCTGCTGGCATCCGACCGCCACCACGACAACAGCCACACCGACCAAGACCTTGAGCGCAAGCACCTCGACGAACTGGTGAGGCGCAAGGGCGGCGTGATCGACTGCGGCGACCTGTTCTGCTGCATGCAGGGCAAGTGGGACCCGCGAGCCGACCGCAGCGCATGCAGGCCCGAGCACCAGTGCGGCGACTACCTCGACGCGCTCGTGCGCGAGGCGACCGAGTTCTACAAGCCCTACGCCGACCGATTCGTCGTGATCGGCCGCGGGAACCACGAGACCGCGATCACCAAGCGCCACGAGACCGACCTCACCGAGCGCTTGTGCGCCGGGCTCAGTGCGAGCGCGCCCTGCCCCGTTTACTCAGGCGGCTACGGCGGCTACGTCCTGTTCCGACTGATCACAAGCAAGGGCGGCTCGTTCTCGTTCCGCGTGCGCTACTTCCACGGTGCAGGCGGCGGCGCCATGATGACGCACGGCGTGCTCGACACCCGCCGGCATGCGTCGTTCTGGCCTGATGCAGACATGGTGATCACCGGACACTCGCACCACCACTGGACCGTGCCCATCGCACGCGAGCGCCTGCGCCAGTTCAACGGGCAAGCCGAGGTGGTGATCGACGAGCAGCTGCACGTGCGCATCGGCACCTACAAGGACGAACACGGGGACGGCTTCGGTGGGTGGTCTGTCGAACGCGGCATGGCACCGAAGTCGAAGGGCGCAGTGTGGATGCGTCTGCACATTGCAGGCAAGCAGAGCGAGTATCGATTGGCAGCGGAGGTGACCCGTGCGCAGTGAGTTCCGCAGCAAGATCGCGGGCCGTACCTGGCGCATCGTGTACGAGGACGCGAAGACGATGGGCAAGGACTGGGGCCGATGCTGGCTGCCCGCCGGCCGGCACCCGCTCATCCAGCTGCGGCGCGCCCTGCGCGGCTACCGGGCGATGGACGTGCTGGTGCATGAGGTGCTGCACGCTGCACGCCCTGAGCTCGACGAGCAGGCAGTCGAGGCCACGGCCACGGCCATCGCGCGCGCGCTGTGGAAGGCCGGCTACCGGAGGATGGATCAGTGAGGCAGCGTCCGCCCAGGCTGCGCGTGGGCAAGCCGCGCGAGATGCCCAAGGCATGGGCGCCTCCACGCGATGAGCGAGGCAGTGCGCACAGTCGTGGGTACGGTGTGAACTGGCGCCGGCTGCGCGAGGTGGTGCTCGATGCCGAGCCGCTGTGCAGGCATTGCATGGAGCGCGGCAAGGTGACGCCAGCCGCTGAGGTGGATCACATCATGCCCTTGCGAGACGGCGGCAAGAACGATCGAGAGAACCTGCAGCCGCTGTGCGGGCCGTGTCACGACGAGAAAACCATCCGCGACCTGAAGGCGCGGCGAAAAAATGCGCGCGCACGGCCTGAAAATGGGGGGGGGCTTCCAAGGTGCTGATGGCTGGGAAGGACCACATCCATGAAGCCGTCTGTTCGTTATCGACAGTTACGGCACCCGGTGGCTTCGCGCAAGCGCGAAAGGAGTAAAACGTGGGAAAACGAGGACCAAAACCAACACCGACAAGCGTGCTGAAGTTCCGCGGGAGTGAACTAGTGGCACAGCGCGAGAACGAACCCGAGGGCAGCGACGGCCCCCCGCTGCTGCTGCCGTTCGTCGCCAGCGACGAGGTGGCGCGCAGGTACTTCGACCGGCTGATCGAAGACCTGCGCCGGCTGGGGCTGTACGCGGCCGAGGACTACCAGGCGCACAACGCGCTCGCGCATGCGTCGGCCGAGTTTGAGCGGGCCCACAACGCCCTGCAGGAAAAGGGTCTGGTCCTTGAAACTGCGCAGGGAACCTATATGAATCCCATGAAGAAGGTGCGCGACGATGCGAGGGCTGAGGTCGCGCGCCTGTCGAAGTGCTTCGGCTTGACGCCGAGCGACCGTGTCGGGTTAGTGTCTTCCAAGAGAGCGAAGGGGGATGCCAGCGGGATCGAGTCGATCCTCAAGTCGAAGACGGCCTAAGCTCGCGCCCGTCGCGGGCTTCAACGCATCGGCAACCGCCGCGAAGGGCGACTGGTTCGACGTGGACGAACTGGCGCGCATCGATAAGTTCTTCGGCCTGCTGTCGCACCAAAAGGGAATCTGGGCTGGCAAGGCGTTCGAGCTGCTGCCGTGGCAGCGCGACCTGCTCGGCTCGCTGCTGTGCTGGAAGCGCGCGGACGGCACCCGGCGCTTCCGCCAGGCGTACATCGAGGTGCCACGCAAGAACGGGAAGAGCACGCTGGTCGCCGGCCTCGCGCTGTGGCTGCTGCTCGCCGATCGCGAGCCCGGAGCCGAGGTCTACTGCTGCGCGAGCGCGCGCGACCAGGCTGCGATCGTGGGCGACGCCTGCCGGCAAATGGTGCAGTCGAACCCGGCGCTGGCGAAGGCGGTCGAAGTGTTCCGCAACGTGATCACCTTCGGCAACAGCAAGCTTGAGATTTTGAGCAGCGACGCGGGCACGAAGCACGGCAAGAACGCGAGCGCGGTGATCTTCGACGAGGTGCATACGTTCGCAGATCGCGACCTGTACGACGCGATGGTGACCTCGATGGGCGCGCGCCAGCAGCCGCTGATCGTGTCGATCACGACTGCGGGCCACGACCGCGAGAGCCTGTGCTGGGAACTGCATGCCTACGCCGAGAAGGTGCGCGACGGTCTGGTCGAGGATCACGCCTTCTACCCTGCGGTGTTTAGCGCACCGATCGACGCAAACTGGAAGAGCCCGAAGGTTTGGCACAAGGCGAACCCCAGCCTGGGCGTCACCGTCACCGAGGCTTTCCTGCAGGGTGAGTGCGACAAGGCGAAAGAACTGCCCGCCTACGAGACGACCTTCCGCCAGCTGTACCTGTGCCAGTGGACGGAGTCGAAGCGCGCATGGATCAGCACTGACGCATGGGCGGCGTGCGCGTCGAGCGATGCGACCGCCGATCGCCTCGCCGGCCGCGAGTGTTACGGCGGGCTCGATCTCTCGACGACCACCGACCTGTCGGCACTGTCGCTGATCTTTCCGTGCGACGACGGCAGCGTGGACGTGCTGTCGTGGTCGTGGTGCCCCGAGGAGGGCATCCGCCGGCGCAGCCGCAGCGACCGCGCGCCGTATGACGTGTGGGCTGCGAAGGGCTTCCTGCACCCCACGCCGGGCGCGGTGGTCGATTACGACTTCATCGCCGAGACCATCCGCCAGTGCTGCAAGCGCTACGCCGTGAAGTCGATCGGCTTCGACCCGTGGAACGCGACGCAGCTCGCGAGCGGGCTGTACGGCGAGGGCGTGCCGATGATCGAGGTGCGCCAGGGCTACCGCACCCTCAGCGAGCCGGCGAAGAAGCTGGAGTCGCTGGTGGTGTCGCGCAAGATCCGGCACCCGAACAACCTGCTGCTGAACTGGTGCATCTCGAACGTGGTCTGCGAGTCGGACCCCGCCGGCAACCTGAAGCCCAGCAAGGCGAGCAGCACCGAACGAATCGACGCAGCTGCGGCGCTGGTGACGGCGCTGGCGACATGGCTGCACCAGAAGACCGACGCAACCGGACCAAGCGTCTACGAACAACCCGAAAGGACCATTCAATGGCTTTGATCGACATCCTGCGCCGATACCTCGGCCCGACCCCACCGCGCTCCGACTTCGAGGACACCGTGCCGATCGGACAGCCGACGAGCGGCAGCGTGCAGTCGTATGTGCAGTCGTACTCCTACACGGGCGAGAGCATCACGCCGGCACGCGCGCTCGAAGCGCCGACCGTGTTCGCGTGCGTGCGCCTGATCGCCAGCAGCATCAGCCGCCTCGACTGGCAGGTGCTGCGCGAGACGCCCGAGGGCAAGGTCGCGGACAGCGAGCACCCGCTCTACAACCTGCTCAACTACGAGGCGTCAGACGACATCGGCGCGATCCAGTGGCGCGAGATGGCGCTCACCTCGGCGCTGCTGACGGGAAACTTTTACGCCTACATCCACCGCGACAAGGCGGGCCGCCCGGTCGCGCTGGAGCCCCTGCGCAGCGACTACGTCGCCATGTACCGCGACGGCGACAACCAGCCCTACTACCAGGTGTGGACGGGCAAGTACACGGGCAAGAACGAAGAGAAGGCCATGCGTCGCTTCCGCGGCTACGACATGTTTCACCTCGTCGGGCCGACCACGTTCGAGGGCATGCTCGGCGTGCCCTTCATCCACCAGATGCGCGACCTGATCGGGCTGGAGCTGGAGGTCACGGAGTTCGTGACGCGCTTCTTCGCTCAGGGCGCAGTGCCCGGCGGCGTGCTGAAGATGCCGGGCCGCCTGAGCCCCGAGGCCAGCAAGCGCCTGCGCGATGCGTGGCAGGCGGCGCACGGTGGCGCGAGCCGCGCCGGCCGCGTCGCCGTGCTGGAAGATGGCCTGACGTATGAACCCATCACGCCGACGGCCCGCGACAACGAGCTGATCGAGATGCGGAAGTACTGCCGCCAGCAGATCGCGGCGGCGATGGGCGTGCCCGCGCACAAGGTCGGCGACACTGAGAGCCAGTCGTACTCCTCGAACGAGCAGGCCGACGCCGAGTTTGTGAAGCACACGCTGGCCGGCTGGGCTGCTCGACTGGAGCAGGAGGCGAGCCGCAAGCTCCTCCAGCGCGGCGAGCGCTACTGCACCCGGATCAATTTCGACAGCCTGCTGCGGGCCGACATGAGCACCCGCTACGCCGCCTACGCGGTCGCCGTCACCAACGGCATCCTGACCCCGAACGAGATCCGCGCGCGCGAAGGTCTGCCGGCGGTCGAGGGTGGAGACAGTATTCGCCTGCCCATGAACACCGAGGCGCCCGGGCAGCCCGCTCCAGCGCCGAGCGAGCCCGCTGCGCCATCGGATGGCGTGCACCCGTCTGTGGACGTGGAGCCCGAGGCGGTCTCTCCTAGCGTCGATCTCGACGCGGAGGACGAGGCGTATAGCTCGGCACGCGCGGCGGCGTCTGCAATGGCAGCCGTGCGCCCCGCCGTGGAGGGCGCATTCCGTCGCCACCTGCAGCGGGTGTCGGACTACCTGCTGAAGCAGCGCACGCAGTCGAAGCTCGACAAGTGGGAGCCGCCCATCGACTGCATCGACGACGACCTGCGCGCGACGGTGCGCACCCTGGGCGGCCTCCTAGGCAACGAGGAGCGCGCCACGAAGGCGCTCGACGCCGCCCTGCTCCGACACGCCCGCCACCTGCGCAGCGCGGTGACGGCCATCGGCACCCTGTCTGAATCTATCGACGGCTGGCGCGACCTTCCCCAACTGGCGGCCGACGAGCTGCTGGAGATGGTGCGCCTCGAAACCACACACGCACCCCTGCTGGAGACCACCACCAATGCCAACCCCGAAGCCTGAAACCCGTGCCCTCGGCACCCTCGCCCCCGCCGCCGACCTGAAGGTGCGCGGCTACGCCGTGACCTGGGACTCCTACGACATGGGTCGCGAGATGGAGCGCGTCGATCCCAACGCCTTCGCGCGCTCGATGGAAGAGCCCGGCGACATCGCCCTGCTCTGGAACCACGATACTGGCAAGCCCCTCGCCCGGGTGCGCGCCGGCAACCTGCGCCTGTTCACCGACGCCACTGGCCTCGGCTTCGAGGCGACCCTGCCCGACACGGCAACGGCCCGCGAGGCCCACGCCCTGGTCGAGAGCGGCGTGGTGAGCCAGTGCAGCTTCGGCTTCATGGTGCGGGCGGAGCGCTACGAGAAGGGCGTGGACAAGCCCGTGCGCGTCATCCTCGACGCCGACCTGCTGGAGATCAGCCTCGTGACCTTCCCCGCGAATCCGGCGACCAGCGTCGAGGCTCGCGAGGCGCAGGCCGAGGCGGTGCGCCGCACGATCCGGCTCCTGCCGCCGCGTTGACCCCCCGCCCTTGCATCGCGTTTTTTTGACGCGACAATGGCGGCCAATTGAATACCTG